GGGACAGGAACAGCGGTAATGGTACGAAAAGCCTGATCGAAACATCCAAAGAATGAGTATGAAACCTTTAGATAGTCAGAAGAATCAGGCGGGATTTCGGTAGCGGATGCCAATGAATCGAAAATACTTGCGCAGATGCTGTTTTTATCTCCAATAGAATCTCCGTATTTACTGAAGATGATTTGATACATGACGGCGGCGGAAACGGCAATGGTATCGAACGGATCCCAATCTATATCCAAGAAATCATCATCTCGAAGGGAAGAATAAACCGTCAACCCACTCCGAAAAAGTCCATAACCGACAATGACACATGGACGTACAGAACTTGAACTCATAACACTGCCTCCTGACGTTTAAATCTGATAACATAAGCGATTGCGGGAATAGCTATGCTACTGATCCCGGAACTTCATTTGTATTTGATCGAGACGGTAATTTGCAAGTTCGCCACTGATTCCAAGGCTTTCGGCGATATCATGCACGGGCATATACATAAACTCTGAGAATCGCTCGTCAGGCATAATTAAGTCAATTGCAAACCTGTCCGCCTCATGCTCATATTTTGCCTTTACAAGGTGCGTCCTGCTGTCTATGAACGCGGCGTTTGCTTCGCTGTGAAGGAATGAGTGCCCGAGTTCATGGGCGCAAACAAAGCTACGCTCAAATTCAGTCAGGCCTTCGGCGATATAAATGATATGGCATCGATGGATGCGCTGATAAAAACCTCGAAAGTCGGTTAATGGTACGGTAAGCAGAATACGACCGGTTGACTGAGCCAAAAGAAAAGGATCGCGCGTACCGTACTGAGAAACAAGACGATCAACGATACCCTTTTTCACAGCTTAATCCTTTCGGTATTTCTTGGGCGTAAAACGTTCCTTGTTTTTAAGCTTTGCGGCTTCCAAGCCGAGGCGCATGGCGGCAAGCAAAGATTCTTTTGCTTCAGGGGAAAGCGGTTCTCCGTTAAACATCAACCCTTCTCCGGATTCCAATGAAGCTTCAATTGCGGCCATATCACGTGCTATGTCGCGGTTGTCACGCGGAGTGAGAGCCGAAGAAGCGTCAGAAGTAGATTGCGCATTTACAGGAGAACCCTCACGCCCCAGGAGATAGTCGGTGGACACGTTGAAAATATTAGCAATGGCTGTTAAGGTACTTGGATCAGGGCATGTTTTATCGGTTTCCCATTGACTAACGGCCGTCTGATGCACATTGAGCATCTTGGCAAACTCGGATTGGCTATACCCCGCTTTCCTGCGTAGCTGCTTTATCACGTTCAATCCTCTCACCTCCAATATAAAGATAATAGCATCACTAATATTCAAAGTAAATAACATTTAATTAATAATAGAAATACTATTGACAACAAACGCATGGAGGGATATTATAATAGTACAACTATTAAAAAGAGGGATAAAAATGAAAAACACTATTAAAACGTTGCGGGATAATCTTGGGATGACACAGGATCAGCTTGCACAAAAATTGGATGTCACACAAGGAGCGGTGGCTCAGTGGGAGGCAGGTTTATCAAAACCAGAAATAGGGAGATTGCCTAAACTCGCAAAAGTTTTAGGTGTTACCGTTGATGATCTTCTCCGCGAGCCAACCGACCAAGCGAGCTAAGGAGGGCACATGAACAGGAGAACCATGGCAGCCACAATAAGGCAATTGGCCAAAGGCATAGAGCGTGGCACGATTGCACCAAACAAAAGCCTGATGGCAGATGAGGCGTACTGCGCGGACTTCAAGGCAGAACTTCCCGCAATACTCATTCAGATTGCGGAGTATTTAGAGCTTTAGGTGCATAAGGAGGGTGAGAACGATGCTTGAGGAAATTGCAAAATGGGTGGTGCTCGCATTTTCGGTGGTTTTATATGCCATGACGGCTATTATTTTCGCCATTATGCTGTCGGACCGCAGATGACTAGCGGAAGCGAAAGCGCCTGCAGGAATCTAAATCTTATCTGAAGACGCGCATGGCACGCATCAAGGAACTGGCGCGCTCATCAATCTTTTTCTCATAGAGAAAAGCTACCGCAAGATTGGATGCCTCTGCATAAGCTTCATCCGAACCGTACAGCGAAACGAGGTAAGCGCCATTAAAAATTGCGTTTTCTGCCTCGATAGGAGTTGATCCATTGCGTACCATGGACAACCCGCGAAAAAGCTCCTCATACGCACGGACCTTATGTTCTAAAAGTGCGTCAAAGAATCGTAATTTCTTTGTTTCGTAGTAGGTAAAACAGGCAGCAGAGAAACTTGCGAAAGCGGTAATAAGGCAGGCGATGAGACTGAACCAATCCATAACACACCTCCATTTTTATGGAGATTATACCACAGAAGTGAGCCAAGGAGAAAGCATGACAAAGCAGAGAAGGGTAGACAAGAGACTGTTTAAATGTACGCTCTGCGGGCTGGAACAGTACGCGCCATGCAGGATAGGGCACAGGTCGTACGCTGGCCACATCAAACACATGTACTGCATAAACTGCCGGGAGCGCACGGAACACAGGCAAATTGACGGAAGCTAAGAACCAGGTGAGTTGCCTGCATCATAAAGCATTGCGCGATGAAAGCTGGAGGGGAACGTGAACCGGATAGCATTTACAAGAAAAGTGCAAGAGAATTTCGCAGAAGAAAACGCAAAAGAGTTTATTCGCGTGGGGCATATCGCTGATGCACACGAAAAGCAAACAAAGCGTGCGGAGAAGTAAAAGATTGGCCGGGAGGTCAAGAGACAAGCCGAGCATGAGTAAGCTATATAAGCAAAGCATGGGAGGCAATAGATGAAAAGAGAGGGGAAAGAAATGGAAGGCGCGGTCAAAGGGACTGAAATCACGGCGGGAGCCGCGCAGGCAATATTTGATGTATTGTGTGAAATCTATTGCCGCACGAGGCCAATAAAACAAAGGATTATCGTGCTGGACGAAAAGGAACCCAAGGAAAAGGAAAGCGAAGAAGATGCCGGCCGCGATGGACAGGCAGAGGCATCGTGAATTGCGGGGGAGGACAAGCATGGCAAAAAAGCTTAAGAGCGCGTTTGTGGACAACCTGTACGAATGCTACGAGTGCGGGAGCTATGATTGGATAGAGCTGCATCATATCTTCGGGGGAAGCAACAGGAAGCACAGCGAAGAATGCGGCTACATCCTGCCGCTGTGCCACCGGTGCCACAATGAACCGCCAAACGGGGTGCACCACAACAAGGCGAAGCGCCGGGAGTATCAGCGCATGGCGCAGGAACATTTCGAA